ATCCACTTGTGCCTACACCGCTGTAGCCGCTTTTTCCAGAGTAGCCAGAAAAACCGCTATAGCCCGAACTACCTTGACCTGTAAGGATCGTGAAGGTAATTGGTGTGACGTTGATAGTGCCTGTTTGCGGAACAATTGCCACCCAGCCAGTGTTAATGTTGACGTTGCCGTTCAAGATGAACGTGAACGCCCCGGGGACTTCTGCCCACACATTCATATCTGCGGCGCGAGTCCAAGCAGTGTTGTGAGCAACGTAGATGCCGTTTTGTGACGCATCCGTTTGGTTCTTGACCAAAACGCGGTCGCCTTCCAAGGTGTTGTATCCGTCAATTGGTTGCAAACCCACCAAGGTGATGTTGCCGCCAGCGGGGGTAGTTGCACATTGACATTCTGGTTTTGGAGTGAAACCTGTTACTACGCTGTCAACATACGCTTTATTGACTAGATCAGTACTGTTGACAGGTGCTGTATCAACTTGACCTGTTGTTGTTCGCATATTGTTGAAATATGCTGAATACTGACCTGTCAACAATTGAGGGAACTGAACAAACGCCGCGCCTGTGCCAGCAGTCATCAAGTTGATGACGAAAGTGCCTACAGCCCATGCTTTTGCAACAGTACCTTCTTGCCCACGCACCACCGTAATCACATCGCCTGTGATGTTTGTGCAAAGCACAATCTCGTTGATGAGTTGATTTGTGGGGCTAACAAGCGTCATTAGGATCGCTTGGTTAGCCCCCGGCGCTGGAAAATACGACCCTGTACCTGCCGCCAACGTCAGAGTTGTCTGCGTATTTGTAGCAGGCAGCGCAAGTGCAGTTTGTGCTTGGTTGGCGAACAGTAAGATGGACATTAAGACACCAAAGAGTATGTATCAGCAGCAGCGCCAGTAAATTTGATGTTTGTGACAGGGAACGTCAACACATACACAATTTGAGTTGCCTCAGTGTATGTGGGTGTCACAGCAGCGTAGTACGTAGCGCCGTTGTCAAATGAAAATTGAATGGCGCGGCCACCAGCTTGAGAGTTCAAAACAACGCTCAAAGGCACTGGGGTGTTAGGCACAGCAACCACCGCAGTGGTAGTTGTCAACGTGCCTGTAATTGGGCTTCCAAAATTGAATGTCATAGTGTTTCCTTTGTGTTATGCGGTTCTTACCCACATATAGACGACCAAATAGGGTGGAAGATTTCCGTTCGTGCCTGTATTACCTACGGTGCTGTTTGACACGGTAATACCTGTAAAAGCCGTTGAAGTGCTGCTATACCCAATATGTGAGGCTGTAACCCTTGCGGCGTTATATGGCCCTGAATCTGAACCATCAGGCTGTGCAAGAGATGTTAGTTGGTGAAGGTGTCCGGGGTCTGTCACTGTTGCCGTGTGGGTGTGACTTACAAGTAGCGCATCTCTGCTACCGCCTGTATTTCCTACAGCGCCAAATAAAGGGTCGCCGGATTGATACCCAATCAACACCGTTCCTTGACCGATTGCAGCCCATGTTCCAATACCAAGCAATGTAGCTGGGTTTGTGCCGTTAGACGCATTAATGTAGATAGACCCTACAGGAAAAACAGCGCCTAAATTAAATACTACAAAAGGATTTGTTAGCACCCACGCACTGTAAGTTGAACTGTATATCAGCGTCAAAGGGTATCCGTTGCCGGGGATGTCTCCTGCCGCCAATGCAGCGTTGTTTCCCTTAACGATAGGTGCAGCAGAAATGATTGTGCTACCAAGTGTCACTTGCAAAGTGGCTGCGCCTGTATTGGCGTAACTTGCGTCGACCCAAATCGTCATGCCGTTTGGAACTGAAGTTAAACCTGAAGCAAACGATGCTGTCAACGCATTTGCTGAACCACCTGCCACTGCAAATAAATCTGAGTTGGACTGTAAAACATCTGTTTGCACAAAATTTTGCATTGTGCCAGCAGTATCATAGTTGCCCACAATATCATTTATAGAAAAAGGAGAGGCTGTCGTGCCTTCTTGTCCTCGAACAACCGTCAGTGTGTCCCCTGATCGAGCAGTGCAAATACAAATTTCATAAAGAGATGGGGTAGAGATACTGTTAAATGTTACTCGAAATCCTTGTCCAGTTGTGGGACTTGGAAACAGCGCCCCCGTACCAGCAGCTACTGTGATAGCTGTTGTGGTGCTAGTGATAGAAGAAGCCAAAGTTGTTTTAGCATTATTGGCAAAAAGTGTAATCATGTCGCTACCTCAGACAACTGTGTAAGTGTATTGGAATGGTACATTCAAAATACCATCCTGTATAGCCGCAGTTAAAAAAGTTTTGGCTGCTGACGCTGTGGGTATTGTGATCGTCACTTGATTTGGGTAAGCGTATGTGACGCTGACTTGATATGTGTTATCAATAAGTGGAGCTACACCATTTACACCATTCAAAAAGCGAACGATACGCCTTTTTAACCAAAGTGTGTTGTATTGAAAACCATCACCTTTATAGAAGTACCAAGTCAAAATTCTTTTGTAATAGTCGTCCGTCACCACATAGACAGAACTTGGCGATGCGATGCCATTAGTGTTGTATGAGTTTACGTCATACGGTTCAGTGTCATATACGCCTTGGTTAGAAAATACAATAGGAGAAGAAACAGATGGTCTGACAAGACCATACAGGTTAGTTCCTACCCAATCCAGTAACGTGCCAGAAATCACAGAATTCGTGTAAATTGGCAAATTTAATGCGTTTATGGTGTTTAAATTTGTTTGTGATAAGTTGTTGTAAGCGGTGAACAGCGCGTTCAAGCTATCAATCGAAGGCTGTGATATTCTGTTGGTGTCTTGCCATTGTTGGTAAAGATACGCAGGTAACGTTTGAGTAATCATGGTTTACCCTTGATTTACTGAAATCAACGCCGCAGAAGTTGAAAAGTAACTTTCTGGATCGCCATAGTACAGTGCTGTCCCTGATACTGGTGAAGTCGAAACTCCCGCAATCGTAATGCCCAGCACCATTCGAGAAATGTATACAGGGGGAATGATTGGCGCTACCGCATTTTGAAAAACAGCTTGCAATTCAAAACCGTTGATTGGTTGACCAACTGCGATACTGTTGATGTATGTGGCAATAGCTGGTTGTGCTAATTGCGCAACTGCCGCTGGAGAAACATAGTTTGAGTAAGTTGTGTTCCAAGTGAACGATACAACTACAGTTTGAACAGGAGGATTTACAAAAGTGATGTTGTAAGTATCTGGATAGTTGTTTACAGACACTGTGACATTTCTTAAGTTAGGTGTGACAACACCGCCTGATGTGTACGCCGCATAGCCAGTAGTGTTTACCCCTATGCTAAAAGTCTTGTTTGACAAAACTGTAATCGTGTAGTTTGCGTTGTACGCTGTCGGTATTACACCTGCAATTGTCACAACTTGACCTGTGGTGTAGCCGTGATTCAAGTTGGTGGTCACGACACCGGGGTTTGCTTGCGTAATATTCGTCACCGACAAAGTTGAACCCACCAACATGGAGATGTCGGGAATACCCTCAAAAATTGCGTTTGCAATTTGGTAAGGGTCGCCTCCTCCGCAGATGATTTCCCATTGCGTTGTGCTGATGTTGCGCACAGAAACCAAATTAGGCTGTACGCCGTTGACGTCCAGCAAAAGAGTCTTCAAAAATTGAGGTGCGCCTTGTGCAGTTGCCAGCCCTGCTTGGATGACTTGTGCTCGGTAATCCGATACCGCTTGTGCTGTTGCGCCGGGCAACCCCGCGCTCAAGTTTGTACAAGTCAAAGAATAGCCAGAAGGCAGAGAACTAATAATCTGTGTCACAGTACCCGCTGGAACAGACCAAGACCCCGCTACCGTTGCCAAACAATACAACGCAGTGCTTTGGCCTCCGGCGCTAATAATGCCGCCATCCTGAATTGTGTATTGATGCGTGCCGTCAGAAACGGTAAACCCAACAGGAATCACAAACCCCGCAGAACCAGAGAACGTGACGTAGACCGAAGTGTTTGAGCCAACGCCTTGTTGCACACCATACACAGCGCCAAGTTGATACAGCACAAATTCGTTGGCTGTGTAAGGGCTGATAGAGTTGACCAGATCAACATAGGCTTGGTCTTGAATGACCAAAGCACCTGCTGCGGTGCTTGCCATGTCCTCCACCAATGAGCCAGGCAAATTGGCAGTCAACCCCGGAGATAGCGCTTGTGCAGCGGCAATTTCAGCATTAAGCAGGTCTGTTGGATTGGCTGGTACTGCGCCAGCGGAAGTAATCGTTGCCATAAAGCCCTTTGTTTAACTTGCGACCACCGAAGACACAACCACTCCGTTCTGGAAAATTGCAGAGATATTATAGGTTGGCTGCGGTGTGCTTTGTTGATTTGTGATGACCAAACTTGAAAAGTATGGTGCATATTGGTTTTGTGTTCGGATGATAGCTGCGTTCGGTGCAATTTGTGATGCAACCGACTGTTGTGCAGGTATGCCGTAATTTCCGTACATTGGGCTCTCGTTCAAATTCAACCGCAGCGCTTGTGCTGTTGCGGCCAAATAAACGTAGTTCGGATCAGTAATCGTCACCCAATTTTGATTTGAGTCTACGCCGTAATTTCTCATGGTACGACCACTCCTGTGTTGCCAGAACCCGGCGTAACGCCGCTGTGTTCGTGTGATAAGTATGCTTTTCCGTTGATGGTTAGCGTACCAGTGATGGACACGCCACTTGAATTTATAACAACAGAACTGCCACCAACTTCCAAAGTTATTGAGCTTTGAGCATTTACAACCACGCCTGAAGGCGTAAGCGTAATGACCGTGTTGCTATTGGTATCCCGAATGACTACGCCATTCGGTGCGTTGATGTTGACTGCATTGGGGTCAACTGATTGCCAGTTCGTATTGCCTATAGGTAGAAACACTAATCCACCCAAATTGGTCGGCAACCCCAATGGCGCTTTGCCTGTGCCAAGCCCTGTTATGCCACCTAGCCTAGTGCTTGCTTGCAAACAAATACCAAAATCGCCAACTTGCACTGGAAGGCGCACATATTTGCTTTCGGCTATGGGGCATGTGACTTGAGGGAAAGTGATGTCAGCATTTGGCAAGACTTCAAAGTTCACTGTCACCATTGCCCCGTTTACCGCCGCAACTGAGCAGGGCAACACATAGCCAAGCGCGTCTTGAAAAGACTCGATCTTAGCCTGTGTAAAATTATTTATTGCAACTGCAAAGGGGGTTTTTTGGGCTTGCATGGCTTAATCGTACCATTCCATTGGCGTGTTTTGTACAGTGCAATCCAGTATCGTCACCCAGCTATTTGCATCAGCCTGTCGGCTGCTTCCAACGTGGCGAATTTTGTTGACCCTAAACACGCCGCTAAAAGACGGATTGTTTCTGGCTTGCGAATTATTACCTGCCACTTCATTAACTGGTGTGTATGTCGGAAACTTAATGTAGTCACCAATATTGACGTCCCCACGCATGACCAACTTTGTTTGAATTGTCGCGGTGTTTATCCAAGTGACGTTACCAATCAAATCTTGGTATTGCAACTGTAGAGTTTTGCTGATCGGCGCGGTTCCGTCATCTATCAAAAACCCGCTTGATATGGCAGAAATACCCACTCCTGCGTATGTTGGATCTGGAATAATCTGCTTGCTGATATTCCACATTGCATACGAAAAAGATTGCAAACTGTTGTAAGTATAGGGCTGAGTTTCGGTATAAATTAAACGAGGATCTAAGTTACCGAACACATTGGCCGGAAGTCTTTTGCCGTTGGCATCGTAAGTACCAAAAGCGTTTGCCAACGTATTTTGAATTGCTGTCTCTAAACTTACGCCTTTATTCCAAGTAAAGCTCAAGTTTGTTGGTGTAAGTATGTTTGTGTTGAACGACAAGATAACTAGATCAAGCGTGACGGAATTTCCTTGCCAATTGCCAAAGGCTTGAAAAATAGACCCGTTGATAATCTCGCCTTGCTGAGATGGTGTAGCAAAGGGTAAACCCTTACTCATGCCAACTTTGATGCTGATGTTGGCGTTGTTGAAGTTGTTGCCTTGCTTCAAAATGTCATAAGACACGCCTGATATTTTCAAAAAGCTGTGTTGAGATGGCTGATGAAAATACGTTTGAAAAGCGTCAATTTCAACTTTAAGCGCCGAAGGGTTGTTTGACCCGCTTGCAGTCAGCGTTGAAAAAGTAATGGGTGCAAAAGCCTTGTTGCCTGCGGCCAGATTAGCCTGACTTTGCGAAATCGTTATCTCGTAATACCGCATCAAGTCACCTCAAAACTTTGAGTACTGACGCGGTAGATTAATTTTGAAGTCGTGAAATATCCAAACACCAAATTGATGTCGTACCCATCAGGAGACCCCACAATTGGGCGAACAACAATTAAATTTTTGAAAGTGTCGTAAATCGATACGTAATACCGAGCGCCGTATGCGTACCAAGTACAAATAGCAATGTACGACCCACCATCCAATGTCAAGTTGAATTGAAAATTGGATGTTGAAGATGGTTGAAAAGGTACGACTGTTGCCATGATTATTGCGGTAAGGGTGGTACTGCGGCTGGCGCAGAATTGAAGTTAGACAGCAAAGTGGGCAAACCGTTAGCAACTTTGTTCATCAAATTGCCAAGCACTTGTTGCGCGGCTTGGGTTGTCACCAGAGGCTGCACAAAATCAAGTTGGTACATGTACTGGACTTGTTTATCTGATGCGCTGCTGACGTCCCGCATACTTGTCAAAATGCAGTTGATATAGGTGTATGCTGGAGTAAGCACTGTGAACGTGCCGCCTTGAGAAATGTGAGAATCAAAAAGAGCTTTTAAGGCAGTAATAATAGGCTGTTTGAGCAAATACCCGCCCGGCGTCTGTGCGGGGCAGATCATCATCATGCTTACCTTTAGCGGCATTTGCACAGTTGCATTAGCCGCCATTTGAAGATTTACAAACGGATACTCTGCTACTTGCCATTCTTCAAGCGTGCTGCCGGGCAACACTCGAAACTGAGCAAAATATTCGTTAAAAAATGTTTCAAGCAAGCTGATAATCGGTAGCGTTGAATCAACCGAGTATTGAGCTATGCCACTCTCCAAAAGAATTGGAGACGTCTCAAAAGCATAGCTAAAAGCTGTTTTTACAAGTGAGGTCATTGTGCTGATCCTGCGCCATTCAAAGCTGGTGTTGTTATGTGAACATTGCCACC